AAATAGATTATTCTTTATTTTCTGGGAAGCTTGTAAGGCAGATTCACGATCCTATGGGATGTGTTACCTTAAGAATAGGCGGTCCGGGTTTTCTTTCATGGCCTCAGGAGAGGTGGTTAACTTGGCAACCATATCAAGTGACTCCAGGTATGGTATATTATCCAAGTCCGGTCCTGATGCAAAGAAGATGTTCACAGATAAGGTGGTACCCATATCAGTTAATTACCCCTTCTTTTTCAAGCCGACCCAGGACGGAATGGACCGTCCAAAGACCGAACTTGCCTACCGTGTCCCAGCCTCCAAATTTACCAGACGTTCCATCACCGCCTCCACCGCCGATGAAACCCTACAGGACGAATTACAGGGACTTGACACCACCATCGATTGGAAGAACACCGGTGATAACTCCTACGATGGGGAGAAACTCAAGCTCCTCGTCCATGATGAGTCGGGGAAGTGGGAGAAGCCCAATAACATCCTCAACAACTGGAGGGTTACGAAAACCACATTAAGATTAGGTAGTAGAATTATTGGTAAGTGTATGATGGGTTCAACATCAAACTCTTTAGATAAAGGTGGTAGAAACTTTAAAAAACTATATGATGAATCAGATGTTACAAAAAGAAACCGCAACGGACAGACTAGTTCGGGATTATATTCTTTGTTCATACCTATGGAATGGAACTACGAAGGCTACATTGATTCTTATGGCTTACCTGTATTCGACACTCCCGACACAGAAGTACCTGGACCACAAGGAGAGTTTATTGATCTTGGAGTCATTGAGTATTGGGAAAACGAAGTTGATGGCTTAAAAGACAATCAAGATGCTTTAAATGAGTTTTACAGACAGTTTCCAAGAACTACAAAACATGCATTTAGAGATGAATCTAAATCTTCTTTATTTAATCTAACAAAAATATATCAACAAATAGATTTTAATGAAGATCAAAATAATAAAACATTAATTACTCAAGGTAATTTTATGTGGGAAAATGGAATTAAAGATACAAGAGTAGTATTTTTTCCTAGTAATCAAGGTAGGTTCTATATAACTTGGGTTCCTGATAAAAACTTACAAAACAGATATATAGAACGAAATGGTATTAAATATCCTGGTAATGATCATATAGGCGCTTTTGGTTGTGATCCATATGATATATCAGGTACAGTAGATAAGCGAGGTTCTAACGGAGCGTTACACGGACTTACAAAGTTTAGTATGGAAAACGCACCAGCTGATCACTTTTTTTTAGAATATATAGCAAGACCTCAAACTGCTGAAATATTTTTTGAAGATGTATTAATGGCTTGTGTATTTTATGGTATGCCAATACTTGCAGAAAATAATAAACCAAGGCTTTTATATCACTTTAAACGTAGAGGTTATAGAGGTTTTGCAATGAATAGACCTGATAAGCTTAGAAATAAATTATCAGTCACTGAAAGAGAAATAGGTGGTATACCTAATTCTAGTGAAGATATAAAACAAGCTCATGCTGCTGCTATTGAATCTTATATTGAAACAACTGTAGGATTTAACGGTGATACTTATGGTGACGTTTATTTTCAACGTACACTAGAAGATTGGGCTGCTTTTGATATTAATAATAGAACAACTCATGATGCTTCTATTAGTTCTGGTCTTGCTTTAATGGCGTGTAATAAAAATAGATATGCTCCAGTAAGTAGAAGAAAGCGAGATCCAATTGATCTTGGAATTAAAAAATATGATAATCGAGGTTCGTTATCAAAAATAATTAAGTAAATGAATATATATACAAATGCCTATAGCGCTTTTCCTAGCCAAGTTGTGCCGGATGCAGAAAAATCTTCGTTAGAATATGGAAGACAAGTAGCACAAGCTATTGAAGGCGAGTGGTGGAGACAAGGTGGTAATGGCACTAGATTTGCTACATCATTTAACAGGTTTCATAGTTTAAGATTATACGCAAGAGGTGAGCAACCAGTTCAAAAATATAAAGATGAATTAGCTATCAATGGTGATATGTCTTATTTAAATTTAGACTGGAAACCAGTTCCTGTAATATCTAAATTTGTAGATATAGTAGTAAATGGTTTATCTAATAAATCTTTTGAAATAAAAGCATTTGCACAAGATCCAGTATCTTTAAAAAAGCGAACTGATTATGCTAATGCTATTATGCACGATATGTTAGCTCAACCTTATTTACAAAACCTAGAAGCTAATTTAGGTGTAAATAATTACAAAAGTACAACACCAACAGCTTTACCAGAAAATCAAGAAGAGCTAGATCTTCACATGCAGTTAAGCTATAAACAATCTATAGAAATAGCTGAAGAAGAAGTTATAGATAATACTCTTGCTAAAAATAGATTTGAAAATATAAAGAAAAGATTTAATTATGATTTAGTTACGTTGGGTATTGGTGCTGTTAAAACAGACTGGAATTTAGCTAACGGTGTAACAGTTGATTATGTAGATCCTGCTAGATTAATATATTCTTACACAGAAGATCCAAATTTTGAAGATATATATTATGTAGGTGAAGTTAAGCAATTAACTATAGGTGAAATTGCTAAAAAATTTCCACATCTAACTGAAGAGCAATTAGATAAAATACAAAAAACAAAAGGTATTAGAAACCAATTATATGGTTGGCAGACATACGATGAAAATACTATACAAGTTTTATTTTTTGAATATAAAACTTATAATACTCAAGTATTTAAAATTAAACAAGGACAAAATGGTTTAGAAAAAGCTATTGAAAAGCCAGATACATTTAATCCTGAACCTAGTGATAATTTTGAAAGAGTCGGTAGAAAAATAGAAGTATTATATGAGGGTGTAAAAGTAATAGGTAACAATGAGCTTATTGAGTGGAGGTTGTCTGAAAATATGACTAGACCTTTTGCTGATACTACAAAAGTAGAAATGAGTTACGCTATATGCGCGCCTCGTATGTATAAAGGTAGGATAGATTCTATAGTAAACAGAATAACTGGGTTTGCTGATATGATACAGTTAACACATTTAAAACTACAACAAGTCATGTCGCGTATGGTACCAGATGGTGTTTACTTAGATATGGACGGTCTTGCTGAAGTTGATTTAGGTAATGGTACTAATTATAATCCAGCAGAAGCATTAAACATGTATTTTCAAACTGGTAGTATCGTAGGTAGATCACTAACTCAAGAAGGTGATATGAATCCTGGTAAAGTTCCTATTCAAGAATTACAAACATCTAGTGGTCAAGGTAAAATACAAAGTTTAATTAGTACTTATCAATATTATTTACAATTAATAAGAGATGTGACCGGTTTAAATGAGGCTAGAGATGGTAGTATGCCAGATAAAGATTCATTAGTTGGATTACAAAAAATGGCGGCTAATGCTTCTAATACAGCTACAAAACATATATTACAAGCTAGTTTGTGGTTAACACTCAGAACATGTGAAAATATATCTTTAAAAATAGCTGATTCATTAACTTATCCTTTAACTTTAAATTCTCTTAAAAGTTCTATATCTACTTACAACGTAGGTACTTTACAAGAAATAGGTAACTTAAACCTACATGATTTTGGTTTGTATTTACAATTAGAACCAGAAGAAGAAGAAAAAGCACAGCTTGAACAAAATATTCAAATGGCTCTTCAACAAGGTGGTATAGATTTAGAAGATGCTATAGATATAAGACAAATTCATAATTTAAAACTTGCTAATGATTTATTAAAGCAAAAACGTAAAAAGCGTCAAGCTATGGAGCAGCAGCAAGCTCAAATGAATATTCAAGCACAAGCAGACGCTAACGCGCAAACTGCTGAAAGAGCTGCTATGGCTGAAGTACAAAAACAAGAAGCTTTATCTGCTCAAAACTTAAATTACGAAAAAGCTAAAAGTCAATTCGATATACAACGTATGCAAGTTGCTTCTCAAATTAAACAACAAGAAATGCAAATTCAGTTTGATTTTGACAAGCAATTAAAAGAAATGGAAGTTGATCAAATGATACAACGAGAAAAGTATATTGAAGATCGTAAAGATAATAGAACGAGATTAGAAGGCTCTCAACAGAGTAAAATGATAGATCAAAGAAAGTTTGATTTATTACCTACTAATTTTCAACAAAAACAATAACCAATTTTATAATATTTTATTATGTCAGAAAAAGAAACAAAGAAGCCTGAGGTGACTAAAGAAGTCAAATCAGAAGGTGGAGATATGAAAATCAAATCAAAGCCAAAAGTAAAAAAGTTTAGCGAAAAGAAAAATGAACCTGTAAAGGTTGATCTAAGTAAAGATCCTAACGTTAAACTTGAAGAAGATATTAAAGTAGATTTAACTAAAAAACCAGAAGACGATGCCATTCAAATCGGAGAAACAAAGGAGGTACCTGTGGGCGACAAACCCGAAACTGGCAAAGAAGTGGACGGAGAAGTACGGGTCAGCAATACAGATGAAGTACAAAAGTCCAACTCGCCTCTTGTCGAAGTTACCGAAGAATCCAAACCTGAAGTAAAAAAACTAGAGCAACAAATAAAAGAAGCTAAAAGAGATGAGCAAGTATTAGGTAGAGAATTACCTGAAAACATTGAAAAGTTAGTTACTTTTATGGAAGATACTGGTGGTACAGTTGAAGACTACGTAAGATTAAATGCTGATTATTCAAAAGTAAACGATGATGTTTTATTAAGAGAATATTATAAGCAAACAAAACCTCATTTAAATGACGAAGAAGTTTCTTTCATTATGGAAGAATCTTTTAGTTATGATGATGATGTTGATGAACAGCGAGACATCAAGAAAAAACAACTCGCTAAAAAAGAAGCTATAGCGGAAGCTAAAGATTTTTTAGAAGACTTGAAAGAACAATACTATGATGAAATTAAAATGCGTCCTGGTGTTAATCAAGAACAACAAAAAGCTTTAGATTTTTTTAACCGTTATAGCCAAGAACAAGAAATAGCTACGCAAAGGCATGAAACTTTTGTAAATGATACTAAACAGCTATTCACTGATGAATTCAAAGGTTTTGATTTCGAAGTTGGTGAAAAGAAGTTTAGATACGGTATAAAAGATCCAGGCTCAATTGCAGAAAATCAATCAAACATTAACAACTTCGTCGAGAGGTTCTTAGACAATGAAGGCAATGTTAAAGATACGAAAGGTTATCACAAAGCTATGTACGCTGCTCAAAATATAGACAAGATCGTAAATCATTTTTATGAGCAAGGCAAAACTGATGGAATTAAAACCGTAATGGAAAATTCAAAAAATCCTACAACAGCTACTCGTGAGACAGCTGGCGGTGATATTTTTATTGGTGGTCTTAAGGTTAAAGCTATTGACGGAGTAGACAGTTCAAAACTTAGAATAAAACGAAGTAAATTTAACAATTAAAACTATTTAAAATGGGTGTATTAAGTCCTCAGTTCGGAAGTCTTATACCATCGCCTAAGAAACAAACTTTAGTAGACAACTACTTAAATTTTGCTGACGGTGGAGGTAATGATTTCGCGCAACAATATCTACCTGAAATTTATGAAGCCGAGGTAGAGCGTTATGGAAACAGAACGATTGGAGGCTTCTTAAGAATGGTTGGTGCTGAAATGCCAATGATGTCTGATCAAATTGTATGGTCTGAGCAAAATAGATTACATATCTCTTATGATAATGTATCTTGTACTGGTTCAGGTGTAAACAATGGTAGTAGATTAACTATCGTAGGTGCAGACAACGCGGTATTTGTTAACCAAACTGTTGTAATCATGGATCCTAACGATCCTTCATTTACTGTAAAAGCAATTGTATCTGATTCAGGTGCACAGACTGGTTCTGCTTTAGGTGCTTTAGTATTAGATGTAGTTCCTTACACTAGAGCTAAAGTTAACGCTAACATAGCTGGTGGTATGACTGGATTAAAAATGTTTGTTTACGGTTCTGAATTTGGAAAAGGATCTACATTAGACAACTCTACAGGTCAATCTGTTGAGCCACAATTATCTGTATTTAG